TTTTAATTTTACATTCTATAGTTGGACTAGTAATAATATTTTTTAAATTTTTATTTTGAAATAAAGGAATTTCTAACATTCTTTCCATCATTTCTTGAGCTTCACTTACTCCTTGTTTCATAACTCTAAATACAGGATTGTATGGGCCTTGTTCCCCAAATACACCTAAACCAGTAGGAGCTATTTTATTCATTTCTTGTATTTGTTCTTCTGTCATTATTCTGCTACTTCTTGGTACAGCAGCACCAGTAGTACCAGCAGCAAATGCGTCTTGTTCATCATACATAGCTGCATATTTATCAAATTTTTTAGCAGATTTACCATTTGCTATTGCTGGAAATAATGCTGGAACTATAAATCCAGCAGCAGTTATAGTAGTTCTTTCTGCAGATGTTCTTGTATCATCAAGATAACCTTTAACAGCTTCTTCTCCACCAATAATACTTCCACCTAATGCACTTCTTTTTAATCTACTTCCAGTAAGTAAAAGATTAGCACCTTTAGTAAACATAAATATACTTGAAGGATCTGTAAGACCTCCAATTATTCTTCCAATTATATAACCTGGATCTCCATTTATAGATTTCATTTTCTTTTTAAATCTATCTAATAAATAAGTAGTATGATCTTCACTTTTAGAATGTAAAAAATTACCCATAAAATCTTTATAAGGTGCTAATTGTGGATCATAAAAAGGATCGTAGCTTACATCTACTTTATATAAATCTGGTCTATTATCAAATACAGTTTGTACTAATCTTTTAGCACCCATTGCTACAACATTTTCATCAAAAACTCCTGTTATTTGATTTACAAAATTAAAAGTTGTAGGTTGTTCATTTTTGTAAATATTATCATCTGTTTGATAATAAGGATTACCATTAGCAATATATACGTCAGGCATTATTTTATTTCTATAACTGGCATATTTTCATCTTCTTTTAAAGAAGGTAATTCATTATCAAATATTGGAAAAGGTGCTGCAGTAGAACTACCTTGTGCCCATTTTTCTAATAATTTAAAATTGCTTAAAAATCTTCCTCTGTATTGCATATATCTAGCACTATCATTAAATAATTCTTGTGCTATTGTAGATTCAGGATACATTTTATAAGTTTGGTTTTCATTATCATATCCAATATATGGTTTTACATCTTGAACATCGGGATCTGAAAAATCTAACATTTCACCAGATGGTTTATCTAATAAATCGCTAGGAATATAAGAAGCAAAGTTTCCTAAATATCCTAATTTTTCTTCTATTGTTTTAGCAGTTAAAGCACCTTTTACTGCTAATTTCATTCTGTCTCCAATAAAACTTCTTTCTACATTAAAACCACTTAAATAACTTAAATCTAATAAAGCTAACATTAAATAACTATTTTTTGGTTTAGCTAAATCTTCACCAAAAAAATTAACTAATTCATCTTTTTTAATATTCATGTAATTAACTGATATTTCCATACCATCTGATCTTTTTAATTTTTGTTTTCTTTGTAATAATAAATCAACATTATATCCTTTATTAATTAATTCATTAGTTACCCATTTATCATTTAAAGATAATCCAAACCCTATTGTTGGGTCATTTTTATATTCTCCTTTTTCATTTTTTTCACTTAAATGTTCATAAGATGTATTTTTATTCATAGGATCATAAACTGTTTTACTAAATGCTCCTTCATTTTTATATATATGTGCTAAGTAAGGATTACTTATAAAATTATTTTCATTTACTTTATTTAATTTAGTTTGTTCTATATATTCTTTTTGTGCTTGTTGTACTTCATATTCTAATCTATCTTTATTAGCATCAAATCCTAATGTGTTTTCAAAAACACCTCTTACTATTCTTTTAAATACACTAGGAGGCCCTACTCTATTTTCTTGATTAGAAAAATCATCAATAAAGTTTGCAAATTTTTCTGTAACTTCTCTATCGTATTCTGCAAATCTAGAATAACCAGTTATCATATTTTGTAAAAAAGTATTAGCCCAAGGATTAACAGTTAAAAAATCTCTTACATCACTTGGCATAGCAGATACCATAGTTTCATATTGATTTTTAAAATATTCACTAAAAAAAGCGTCTCTTGTGTATCGTTTATCTGCAAACTCTCCACCCATAACAGGCCTAAAATTAACTGCTGTATTATTAGGATTGTGTATAACAGAAAAAACACCATCACCATCAAAATCAACTTCTATTTTATATACAGGATATTCTCCAGATTTTTTATCATATATAGTTCTTATTCTTCCAGCGTCATACATATCAAATAAGTTTGTTCTGTTATAAAAATCATCATTAATATTATATTCTTTTTTTTGATAATCACTCATATTTGCCATTCTTTCTTGCAAAGTAAAAATTAAATCATCTTCTATTTCTGTTTTACTAAAACCTAATTTAGTATAATGATCAAATAATGCGTATTGATCTACATTACTCATTATAACTACCCCCACTAAAAACTTTCCAATTAAATCCATCATTAGCAAAATCTTCCATTATAAATTTCATTGCTCTGTTTAAATTTTTTTTAACTGATTGTTCAGTAACAAAAGTTTCATCATCAAACATTTTAGTTAAATAAATATCTAAATAAGGTCTTATTACTTTTCTTACTTTATTAGCGTCTACTGTCATACTATCAACAACTGCATCACCTAATTGTGGCGTCATTTCTCCAGAAGCTAATGAAGTATAAACTGGTATAGGTATCATTGCTATAGGACTAAATGCTACTCTATTATCTTGATATTTTTTTATATATTCATCTACCATTTCTGTTAAATTTATTTGATTTTCACTTTCAATACCTTCTTCTCCATAATTAATAAAACCATCTAAAGCTAATTTAATTTTTCCACTTGTTGTAGCTTCTTTAGGTTTTAAACTTTCAAAAAAATTTTGTGCTACATCTACTCTTGTTACTCTATCAAAATCAGCATGACGCAATTTATGATAATCTTGTAATTTTAAAAGGTTAGCTTTTACATCATTATCTACTCCTTTAAACATAAATTCAAATCCATCTGTATCCATAAAATAATTAACCATATATGCAGCATTATCTAATTTCATTAAATCAGTTTCAGATTTTACATTAATACTCATTACGTCATTAAAAAAATCTGTTAATTGTGGTATTGGCTCATTCATCATTTTAGCATACCCAACCATTTTATTAAATTTAGCAGTAGATAATGCATTTTGATCTTCATCTAAAACAGTATTTCCTTCTGAATCTTGCATAAATACAGATTCAGTTCCTAACCAAGTATCAGCAATATTATCAACACCTGGCACTATTATTTTTTTTGTTCCATTTTCAGTTTGAATTTCTCTTAAACTTGGAAATATTTTTTTCATATGTTGTTTAATAATTATTTTTTTTAAATCTTCTTGATTGTTAACACCTAATGCTTTTAAATATCCTTTACTATCTAATAATGTAAATAATCTTCCTGAAAATGTGTCCATTTTCATACCACTAGTATCTCCAACAAAATTTTGTAAATTTTCATTAATACTTCCCTTAATTATTTGTCCACCAAAATAAGAATTACGATAATTTAATTTTTGATTATCATCTAATTCTAAATCAATCATTTTTCTTTCTAATTGTGATTCAGTTATTATTCCAAAATCATCAGGATTATTTACAAAATTATATAAATCATTATTTAATTGATCTGCTATTGCTAATTTTTTTTCACTTTCATATTTAACTAATTGATTGTTATATACATTTAAATGACCTTTCATAAATGATTCAGCATTAGAAATTATTTGTTTTCTTTCTTCTTTAGTTGTATTTACTAAAGTAGCTTTACCATCAAGCATATCTATTTGAGGACTTTTCATATATTCTTCATTTAACATTTTACTAATTCTTAAATTTAATTCTTTTATTTTATCATTACCTATTTGATAATCTCCACCCATTTCATTTATTTCTAACATTGTAGTATCAATTATATTTTTAACTTTTGTATTTAATCTTAGCTGTTCAAAAGAAATTTGCATTGTTCTTAAAAATTCTTGTGGTGTAAGCATATTATTTCTATCTTCAGGATATGCTGCATTAAAAACTTCTAAATGACTTTTATACATTTCTGACATTTTAGGCAGCCATGTATTTTTATGATAATTATCTACGTTATTTGTAAAAGTAGAATCTTTTCTAAGTTCAGGATCACCTTGACTTACAGTAGCTAAATCAAACAAATCTTCTAAAGTTTCTTCATTATGCGTTCTTGCTCTTTCTTCTAATAATTTAATAGCATCATCATGATCTTGTTTAATTCTATTAGCAAATATTGTTTCACCTTTTCTAATAGCTTTTCCTGAAATCATGCTTTTAGTCCAAGACTTATATCTTGTAGGAGCTTCATTTACTAAAGATTCAATATAACTATCAGTTGTTGCTGTAAAAGTTTTTGGATCGTTAAAATGTTCTCTTGCTTTTGAATTAATAAACTTAGATGTTTTTATTTCTAAATCAGCTTTATATTTTGCTTCTTCTAATGACGCTTGACGTTTAGCAAAAAAATCTAATTTTTCTGTTGCAACTTTTGCAATAGTAGAAACTGGATCACCAGCATAAGCTGGTACTACACCCATTCTATTTGCTACTGAAGAAGCAGTAGTTGTTACTTGTCTTTTACCTGTTGTTAATGCCATACTATCCTATATCTTTTTTACTTCCACCATCTCCATAATAATCATATTGAGCATACCCTGTAGTAAGCTCACTAATAGCAGAAACATAACCACCAAATACTAAATCATTTTCTTTATATTTATTTTCATACAACATAGATGTATATTTATTTTGTATATTTTTTCCCATTAATCTAATGTTACTAATATCTTTATTTGCTTTATTTTTAGCTTGTTTATTTATATTTAAAAAACTTCTACTATCATCAGAATATCCACTTATAGATTGCCATGCTAAATTTTGAGCAATAGTATCATTTAACATTTCTTTTCTAGCATTTTCTTCTTCTAATGCTTGTACAGCAGCTAGTTTTTTTTCTGTTTCTAATCTATAATTTTCTCTTGCTAATGCTCTTCTTTGTGATTGTACACTAGCAACAGTACCTACTGCACTTACTATTGAAGCAGCTGCAAACATTGTTGATGCTGATTTTGCCATTATGCGAACTGTAACTCCATAGCTATTCCTAATACCTTTAATGGTAAAGGATCGTTTTGGCTAATAGTAATTGTAGGATTTTTACTATA